AACCGGCTCTTCGTAATCTTATGGAGACTTTCTCTGCTCATTGTCGGTTTATCTTGACTTGTAACTATGTTGAGAAGATTATCGATCCGATTCAGAGTAGATGTCAGACTTATAAGATTATTCCACCATCAAAAAAAGATGTTGCTGTTCACGCTAAGTATATCTTAGAAGAGGAGAATATCTCTTTTGATTTAGACGACTTGGCACTCGTGGTAACTGCTGGATATCCTGACTTAAGAAAAGTTATCAATGACTTACAGAGACAGGCGATTGATGGTCAGTTAAAGATAGACAAAGATGGAATGTTACATAACGAGTTCAAACTTCAGTTCTTGGATATGATAAAACAAGGTGTTGATTTGAGAACTATTCGTAAGTTTGTGGCTGATAGTAACTTTACAGATTACACAGAGTTGTATCGTTTTCTATATGATGAGGTGGAGAATATTTCTGTGGAGATTATCATTGATATATCAAATGGTTCTTATCAAGATGTGTTGGTCGTGGATAAAGAGATAAACTTTATGGCTACCATCTCTAACATACTTAGGAGACTACAATGAACATGAAACCACAAAAACCATTACCACAACAACAAGTTCAAGTTGACTTAAAAGATGCAGACACAATGAAGTGTCAAGCATGTGGAAATAGTATCTTTATACAAGGATATGTCATCAAGAAAATATCTGCCATAGTTTCACCTACCGGTAAAGAAGTTATCGCTCCAATTCAAGTTTTCAATTGTGGAAACTGTGGAGAGATGTTACCACTACAGGAATTAGATGAACTTATTTAAGTGGATAGACGAACTATTTACCAAGAAAAGACCTTGGGATAGTTTTTCGGAAGAGGAACAAAAGAAGTTTAGCCCGTTTATGGTTAATCGTTATTTAAGTATGAATAATGATTATTTACCGATTGTTAATCATTTTCAAAGATTAACGATTGAGGTAATGCCACATTCTGCTGTCTATAAGTTCTATTGTTCTTTACTTCCAAATAAGAAAACTTTTCTAAGGTATCTTAGTGGTAAGAAAAAAAAGGTCAACGAAAAGGTTGTTCCTTTTATTCAAGAATACTTTGAGGTTAGTAAGATACAAGCTGGTGAATACTATCAGCTGATGACAAAAGTTGAGTTAAAATCATTATTGACAAAATACGGTAAAACAGAAAAAGAAATAAAAAAGATGGGTATTAAATGACAAAACTTATTATGGCTTGTGTGGCTAATTTAATTGCCTCAATTTTTGCATTTTTTCAATTACAAGCACACTATGTGTGGCCAGATGTAAAAATACTAAAATCAATGTGGTGGGTTTACGCTACGAGTTTAATTATAGCTCCATTGTTCTTTTATAGTACCAAATGGTCGTTTGAACATTTTGGTGCTTTTTGGAACATGAGATTAGCTGGATTTGGTATAAGCACACTTGTGTTTGGATTACTAACTTGGTCTTTGATAGGAGAAATACCAACTTTGAAAACAATAATAAGTTTATTATTGGCAATATCAATTATTTTAATACAATTAACAAATGTAGTAAAGGTGTAATATGAAAATAAAAGAAAGAGAACTTAATAAATCAAGTGACACTCATCCAGTTGTAGAACAAATGGAGAAAGAATGGCCACAGATGACTAGGGAGTTTAAGAGATTACAAAGAGAACAGTATGAGTTGTTTTGTAGAAAACAACATGATTATGGTCCTGGTAATATTTCAGTTGGAACTATGTTACAAACTGATGAAGAAGTGCACTTGTCACTTACAGGTTTGTGGTTTAGAATGAATGATAAGATTCAGAGGTTGAAGACTTTGATTATGACCGGCAGAGAATCTGCTGTGGACGAACCATTAGAAGATGCTTATTTAGATGTATCTAACTATGGTATTATGGCAACAATTGTTAAAAATGGTAAATGGGGTAAGTAATGGAAAGACATTGGGGTGAAAAACAAAAACCAACACCAAGAAAGGCTGGTGCTGAGGCTACTGAAAAACATATTTCAGTTCAAGATAATAAGATATACTTTTATTCTGGCGTAAATAGAAACGCTTGTAGTGAATTAAATAAAAAGATGAGTGAGTTAGAGGCTAAAGCTATAACTTTATCAAATAGTCTTACTATAGAGCCACCACCAATTAAACTTTTTATTAATTCAGGTGGTGGAACTATCGTGAGTGGTATTGCTTCTATGGATACCATAATTAGAAGTCAAGTGCCTGTTTGGACTTATGTTGATGGTTTTTCCGCAAGTGCAGCTACATTCATGACAGTTGTTGGTGACCGTAGATTTATGAGTAGAAACTCTTATATGTTAGTTCATCAATTGTCCACAACATTTTGGGGAACATACTCTAACTTTGAGGATGAAAAACAAAATTTAGATTTAATGATGAAGAATATAAAAAACATCTACAAAGAATATACTAAACTACCTATGAAAAAACTAAATGAGATACTTAAACACGACTTGATGTGGGATGCTAAAACTTGTTTAGAATATGGAATGATTGACGAGATTATATAGTGGCTCACATTTCACATAGTCAGTTTACCACTTACACCGATTGTAACCTTAAATGGAAACTTCGTTACATAGATAAGTTAGGAACTTTTGTTGGTAACATACATACTCTTTTTGGGACAGCGATGCATACTGTAATACAAGAATATCTTTCAGTAATGTATAATAAGTCTATCGTTGCTGCCGATAAACTTGACATGGAGTCTAGGTTAAAAGAAGAGATGGTTACAGAGTTTACTAAGATAAAAGAAAGTAAAAATGTATTACCTTGTACTCAAGAGGAAATGATGGAGTTTTATCAAGATGGTATTGCTATATTACAACACTTTAGAAAGTACCGTAATAAATACTTTATGAAACAGAATTGGGAATTGGTTGGAGTAGAAGTTCCAATTGTCAAAGGTGTTCAAGAGGGTGTTGATGTGATGGGATACTTAGATGTTGTATTAAGAAACAAAATATCTGGTAGAGTAGTTATTATAGACCTTAAAACTGCTACTCGTGGTTGGACAGATTTTCAAAAGAAAGACTTTAACAAAAAGTCTCAGTTGTTAATTTACAAAAAGTTTTACTCTGAGTTATTTGATGTTTCCTTAGACAAGATTGATGTCTATTTTTTAATACTAAAAAGAAAGATAGCAAAGAATCCTGATTTTCCGATAACGAGATTACAGAAGTTTGAACCAGCAAACGGAGTTCCAAGTATTAACAAGACTATGAAGAAGTTTGAGGAGTTTAGAACTGATGTATTTGACGAGAGTGGAAACTATTTATTAGAGAGAACTTATTCTGCAAAACCAGGTAAGGTATGTAAGTTTTGTGAATTTTATGATACGGAGCATTGTAAATGGGGGAAAATCCTTTAAAGGTGGGAATAGTAGGTAGTCGTACATACGAAAACCGAAAGAAAATAAAAGAGTTTATTTATAAGTTAAAAACTGAGAAAGGGTTGGATACCATTATTGTTAGTGGTGGCGCAAGTAAAGGTGCTGACTATTATGCTAAAAAATACTCTCTTGAATTAGGTTTGCAATATGAAGAATATCCACCAGCACACAAAGCCCACAATCTTTATTGTCCATTACATGAGAGAAACTATGGTAAACCTTATAGTGTTAAAAACTTTTTTGCTCGTAATAAACAGATTGCTATACATTCAGAATATGTTGTAGCTTTTATACCAAGAGGTGACGATGCGAGAGGTTCTATGTCAACTATAAATTATGCTAAAAAATTTGGAAAAAAAACTATTGTTATTAATTAATTTTATATATTTATATATATAAAGTTATTGATGAGGAATAGGTTATGAGAGACAATACAAAATTAACATCTGTTAAATTATTAAAAAACTTATACGAGCAATTTAAATTTAAAACAGTAAATTCATCAATGAATTTGCAAAAGCTTGTTAATAGATCATTACATCAATATTTAAATGATGTTACAATTAAAGAGCAAATAGAAAGTTATGACAAACTTTTTGTAAGTGGGAGTCAATTCTAATGAGAGAAGAACTAATTAAAGCTAGCAAAATGCACTTTGAAGCACACATAGAAAAACATCGTATAAATGTTGAAAATATCCTACATAATTCAGTTGGTGTAGCAGAACATGCTGATATAATGGATACTATAGAAAAAGAGTTACAAGTTATTGCTGAATATGATGATAAACTAAATGTTTTAAAGAAATATTTTCCTAATGATTATCAAGGGGACGATGTGAGGAAGTTAATAAATGGCTAAGAAAAAAATATTATTAATGTCAGATGACTTGAGAATGCATAGTGGAGTTGCCACAGTATCAAAAGACATTGTATTTGAGACACTAAATGAGTATGATTGGGTTCAGATTGGTGGTGCTATTAAACATCCAGAAGAGGGGAAAATTGTTGACATGTCCGCTGGGCTTGAAAAAGATTTTGGAATAAAAAACGGTTATCTTAGAGTTTATCCAGTTAGTGGTTATGGTAACGAAGATATTTTAAGAGAGGTCATAGCGTTTGAAAAACCAGATGCTATTCTTCACTACACAGATCCTCGTTTTTGGATTTGGTTCTACCACATGGAAGCAGAAATCAGACAAACCATGCCAATATTTTATTATAATATTTGGGATGACTTACCAGATCCACAATACAATATCAATTATTATAAGAGTTGTGATTTGTTGATGGCAATATCAAAACAAACTTACGGCATTAATAAAAGATTATTACCAGATTATGAAGATTGGCAAATTACTTATGTACCACATGGTATATCAGATAAAAGATTTTCTAAAATACAGGAAGATGATATTAAATTAATAGACTTTGAGTCAAAACATAATATATCAGATAAAAAATTTAAAATACTTTATAGTAACAGAAATATTAGAAGAAAACAACCTGGTGATGTTTTGTTAGCATATAAATATTTTATGGATGAGTTGACACCAGAACAAAGAAAAGAATGTGTTCTTATTTATCATTGTTCACCTGTAGATGACAATGGAACTGATTTACCAAGAGTACAAAGACATTTGTGTCCTGATTATGACATTTGTTTTACTTATGATACAGATAACAGACCTTTTAATGATGAGGAAATGAATACACTATTTAATTGTGCTGATGTTTACATCAATCTTGCATCTAATGAAGGATTTGGATTAGGTAGTGCTGAAGCTCTTACTGTTGGAACACCAATCATTGTAAATGTTACAGGTGGTTTACAAGACCAATGTGGATTTAAAAATAATGATGGTGAGTTATTAAAACCTGATGATTATATTGAGTTAGGTTCTAATCATAAAGCAACTTACACAGACCACGGCGAATGGGTGAAACCTGTTTATCCTACTAATAGGTCACTACAAGGTTCAGTTCCAACTCCGTACATCTTTGATGATAGATGCCAACCAGAGGATGCTGCTAAAAAACTTAGGGAATTTTATGATATGGGTAGAGAACAAAGAAAAAGATTAGGTTCAATAGGAACAGATTTTTGTGAGGAAAATATGATGACATCAAAAGCTATGGGGCAAAACTTCATTGATTCCATGAACACGGCATTTGATAAATGGAAACCAAAACCAAGGTACACGGTGGAGGCAGTATGAAATATACAGTTGTAATGATTGCTCCTTTTAACACTCGTAGTGGATATGGAGATCATGCTAGGTCAATATTTTATTCGATTATGGATAGAGAAGATTTTGATATTAAATGTATTGATGTTAAGTGGGGTAGCACACCAAGAAATCATTTAAAAGTTGATGTGCCAAGGCATAAAAAATTATTAGACCGTATAACAGATCCTAAAACTATGCAAAACACACAAGTTGATATTTTAATTGATATTAGAATACCAAATGAATTTGCTACTGGTGCTAAGGTGACCATAGGAGTGACCGCTGGTGTTGAAACTGATGTTGTGTCACCTGAGTTTTTAGAGGGAATGAACAGAATGACTTTTAATATAGTCCCATCAAAGTTTACAGCAGCTACATTCAATAAATGCACATATGACAAATTTGAAGATTTACCCAATGGTCAAAAACAAAAAGTTGGAGAAATAAAAAATATAAAACCAGTCAAAGTTTTGTTCGAGGGTGTTGATGTTGATGTTTATAGACCAAAACAAAAACATGAGATGGAAAAAGGTCTTTATCAAGATTTAGATAATCTTATAAAAGAAGATTTTGCTTATCTTCATGTTGGACAATGGGGTAAAGGTAGTTTTGGAGAAGATAGAAAAAATATTGGAACTTTGATAAAATCGTTTTTAAAAGCATTCTCTAATATTCCTAATCCACCAGCACTTGTATTGAAAACTAATGGTGCTGGATTTAGTATCCTCGATAAAGTTGAAACTGAAAAGAAAATAAAAGAAGTAAAAAATATGTTTACCGGTGTTGATTTACCAAATATCTATTTGTTGCATGGTGACCTTACCATTAAAGAAATGTCGACACTTTATAACCATCCAAAGATTGGTGCTTTTATCACTTGTACTCATGGTGAAGGTTTCGGAAGACCGATGTTAGAGGCCAGTTGTTGTGATTTACCTGTAATTGCTACTAAGTGGAGTGGTCATCTTGACTTTTTAACAGATTCGGAGTCTATGTTGATAGATGGGTTTTTAAAACCTGTTCCAAAGTCTGCTCTTTGGAAACCAATTATTGTTGAACCATCAAAATGGTTTGATGTAAATGAAGCTGATGTTGTTAGAAAGATTAGAACTTTTCACAAAAAGCGTAAACTAATACAGAAAAAAGCTATTAGATTGGGAAAGAAAAATAGACGAGAGTTTTCTTTAAAAGCGATGGCGTTAGAGTTTAATAAAATATTAGATGATGTTTTAAAATCCACACCTCAACCAGTAAATTTAAAATTACCTAAATTACAAAAGGTAAATAAAAATGAAACATCACAACCTGCAAAAATTAAATTACCCAAATTAAAGAAAGTGACATGATGGAAGATTTCATATTAAAAGTAAAGTGTCCAAATGATGGTTCAGAATGTTCCATAGTTGGTGGTGAGATAATGGAGTCTATGGTTTTATTAGGTGATGGTGAACAGAATATGCAGTGCTTGGCTTGCGGTTACGCTTCAAACAGTAATATGAAAACTCATCTTCAACCTTTTCCTGAAGATTTTAAAGATGTGTGTGTTGAAACAAACAAAGGTAGATATTGGGCACCATCAGTATTTACAACAGAAAATTACAATGTTGTTCCTATGGTTGATGAAAGTAAGTTAAAGTGGAGAATATTTGCTCATGTTGATCCTAAAACAGAGGTGGTAGTTCCATTGTTTTCGGATGCTTTTAAAATGGTAGAGAAATTGGAGAAAGCTCTTGGCGAGACGATACAACAACAAACGGATAGTTAAGTCTATTCAAACCGTAGCTACAGGTAGGTTGTTACCTGGTATGATAGTTACATTTAATTATTCTGAACGAGGTGTTGTAGATCCAAGACCTATTCTACTTTTTTTACATGAAAATAATAAGACCAAAAACATTGAGGGTTTAAATTTGAATTATTTGAATCCAACAAAGTTAAAAAAATTATTTTCTGTGATAAATTTTAAGAAAACAAAATTAGATGAAGAGGAAAACTTGTTGAATTTAAAGGAAGACTATTTTAGAATACAAATAGCAAATCCAAAGAAGAGATCTGCTATGACATCACAAAGATTTTATAGTGACATTATATCAGCTGATAAATATTTTAAAGAATCGTATCGTTCTTACAAACTTACAAAATTAACATCACTAAAAGTTACACAAATAAATACAGAATTTATTGTATGAAAATTAGTTATTCAATGTTGGTTCATAATGAAAATGAAACTCTTGAAAAGTTATTAAAATTTTTAGTAACACATAAACAACCTCAAGATGAAATTGTTATCCTTGACGATTATTCTGATAATGAAAAGACAAAGGCTATATTAGATTTTTATGTATCAACAGAAAACATGGTTTTTGAACAAAGAAATTTAGCTGGAGATTTTGCCGCTCAAAAAAATTATTTGAAAGGAATGTGTTCTGGTGATTATAGTTTTAATTTGGATGCTGATGAAATGATATCTCATTGGTTTATGAAAGATATACATGAGATACTTGAGAGTAATGAAGTTGATTTAGTTTTTGTGCCAAGAATAAATACCGTAGAAGGAATAACAGAGCAACATTGTAGAATGTATGGGTATCAAGTAAATGAAAGGGGATGGATAAACTATCCTGATTGGCAAGGTCGTGTATTTCGTAACCGACCAAATATTCGTTGGGAAAAACCAGTTCATGAACAATTAGTTGGTTTTCAGACTTATGCTCACTTACCAACAGAACATAAATATTCTATTATTCACCCGAAGACAATAGAAAGACAAGTAAAACAAAATAAATTTTATAATGAAGAGATAAGTGCTAAACTAAGGTGATTAAAGTAAAAATATTAAATTCAACATCAGGTAGAAATAAACCAACTTTTGCTCCAATTTTAAGAGTAAAAAATATGTTAAGAGACTATAGCATCGATATAACAGATTCAGATGATTTTGATTTTTTATTTATTGGAATGGAAGATTTTATTGATAAAAAAAAACTATTAAAAGAAAGCATTGATTGGGGGTTAGAAAATATAACAAAATACGGTGATAATGGAGATTATCTTTTATTTGATGGTTCAGATTCCACATCATTGATGGGAGCTTATGAAGTATTTGAACAAAGTGAGGCTATTTATCTGATGAAAAATCAAAAATTTTATACGAGAGAGGAGTATAAAACACCTTATGCTTTTAATAAATACTTCTTTGGTTTTGGTAGTGATTTAGATTTATCGTATGACATACCGAAAGAGATGTGGAATAGAATTAAATTTACACATATTAATTTATCTTATTGGAACGATTACAGTAGTAATGTTCAACCTATAAATAAAAATAAACAAATTGATTTGTGTGCCATATTTCAAAATGACCATCCATATAATGAGGATCATGGTGTCAGAAACGATGTTTATTATAACAACCATAGAAAAAGTTTATCAGAAAAGGTTCAATCTTTGAATGGTAAATATAGTATGTTAACTGAGAAAATGTCATTTCAAGAATATGCTAAAAATTTATGGAATTCAAAAATATCTTTGTCTCCATTTGGTATGGGAGAGTTGTGTTTTAGAGATTTAGAGTCTATGATGTTAGGTTCTATCATACTAAAACCAAGTCATAAAAAAGTAGACACTTTACCTAACATTATGATTGATAATCAAACTTTTATAGCTTGTGAATATGATTGGTCTGATTTAGAGGAAAAAATAGACTATATCATGAGTAATTTTGATTATTTAAATGAGACAATAAATTGGAACATCAGAACTTTATTTTTAAATAATTGCACAAAAGAAAAATTATGTTTGTATTATCACGATTTGTTTAGTAAATTAGACACTATTGGTATAAGTTAGGTTTATTTATGAATTATGTTTTTATTATGTTAGGTGAGTTTGGTTACGAGGTGTTAAACTGGCACGGTATAATCCGTAAATGGGCATTATATAATAAAAAAGAGGGTGATACCGTAACGATATGTAGTAGAAACGGTTTAGAATTATTTTATGAATTTGCTGATAATTATGTGAATTTATCTCAGTTTGATTCGTATAACAAAACCATAGCTGATTGTTACGATGCTTACATAGTTCCTAATGGAGATGTTGAAACTATGCCTAGGAAAGAGTGGGATATCAAAAGAAACGGTAAACATATTGACGACATAAAAAATGATGTAATTAATTATACAACTTCAAAATTAAAATTAGAAAGTGATGTTCAGTATGTGTGGAGTTGTGATTTTACTGAATTTAATAATTATTTTCATTTTGGAAAAATGCAGTTAGTTTATGGGGGTATTTACGATCCTAATCTAATAGCAAAAGGTGAGTTTGGTGCTCCTCTAAGAATAGAAGAAAATTTATATAATGAAATAAATTTAGATTCTTTTATAGATGAGGTTAAGAAAAAGATACAAAAAAAAGTAAATATTGATTTAGATAAACCTTATATATTTACACAAACAGCATTTAGAACAGGATATGATTTAAGGTCAACTGTGAAAATAAATCACAAGATGTTATTTAATAAGATAAGTAAAAAGTATCCTGTCTTGTTTTTAGATTTTAATTCAGGAAGAAAATTAGATAGTTTTTCAAAATTTGATAACTTTGAAACTTACAGCACCGATAATTTAAAGGAACAATTAGTTTTAATGAAGTTATCTAAACATTGTATTTTAACATCAGAAGGTGACTACAGAAGTCATTTTTATTTACCTTGTTTTGTTGGGAGAGATTCTCATGTTATTGCGTCCGAAGATATAATGAAAAGATTATCAGCAACTAGTTGTGATTTTTATAACGAATATGTATTTACTTTCGGTGGTCAAATAACAAATTATGTCTATGAAGAGGTTATTGAAAATTTAGAAAAATTTAATGAGGTATTTTATGAGTGAGTATAAATCATCAGATTCAGACTTACAATCTTCTATAAAACAACAAGGTAAATATGTAACTCAAATATTTCATTTTGTTGGTGGTGAAAAAAGAACATATGATGGTATTGAGGTGGAGTCTATAAGACAAGGACAGTTTACAAAGTTTAGATGTAAGAATGGTGCATTAGTTTTAATAAATGATAAAAATGTTTTAATGATAGAAGTTTTTGAGGACACTAAAGATGTATAATAATAGATATAACATTCCTGGATGTAGAAATACTGCAAATGAGGCAACCATACAATATTATCCTAATTTTGAACAAGGGTATGAACATTTCAAATCTTTTTTACAGGCCTTAGTGGTTGATAGTCAAAGTAAAACTTTTTATAAATTTAGTGATGGTGAGTACCTTTTTCAAAAAGGTGTTTCAGACGGTAGCACAAGTAAAGGTAGAAGAGACACTAACATAGGTGCTGATGTGATGGATTTGAGTTTATTTAAAGAGGGAATGCTCAAGAATGACTTTTATATGGTTGAGTGTTATGAACAAGCACATAAAGAATTTAGAGAATGTTTTCCAAATATATCACCCATTCCAGCAGAGTATCCATATGGATTAATTGCTAACAAATGGTTGTTTAAAACATTCAAAGGTAAAATAGGTATTATTGGAGCAAAAGAAAAGTTAGAACTAATTCAAGAACTTTTAGAATATCAAGAATATAGGGATTATTTAGGTATAGATAAATTTGAAGATTACATCAGTATACCTCAAAAATACGCTTGTGATGATATAGAAGCTACGGATAAAATGGTTAAAGAACAGTTACAAAAAGCTACTTCAAAAATATTCATAGAGGGGATAGGTCACGCTAAACAGGCACTATTGTGGAAAATGAAAGAGTATCATCCAGCAGTTTACCTATCAGTTGGTTCAGGAGTATGTGCTGTGGCTGGAGTGCAAGATTGTATAGGTAGACCTTATTTTGCAGATTGGAAAAATTATAGAATTAGAGATTATGATTATTCTAAGATTGATATATGGAAGGACACAGGACTTGAAGATATAGTTTGGTTGGAAAAATAAATATGAAGTTATACATATTATCCTTTGACAGATTGATAAATGAGACTATAGACATGGTTGACTACTTTTTTAGTAAGTATTGGTCAAGTGTGGATGTAACGGTTTTAGGTTATAAACAACCAAGCAGCGCTTCAGATTTTGTTAAATTTGAATCACTCGGTGAGGATATTGGTACTGATGTTGTTTGTCAACAACTGTATGATTTTTTTTCAAAAAGGGATGATGAACATTTTATGTTAGGGCAGCCAGACCAACCACTAGTTACAGAGGTAGACACAACTTTGGTAGACTTTCTACAAAATCTTGTTATTTTAAATAATGATGTTGGTCGATGTAGCTTAACTTTATGTAACTCGACAAGACCACACGATGTCATAGATGTAGTAGAGGATGAAGTAACAGTAATAGAAAATATAGAGGGAGCTGAATATAAATTATCAGCAGTTTATTCAATTTGGAATAAAAAATATTTCTTGAAGTATTTAGAAGAGTCAACTGACTTGTGGGATTGGGAAGTTAATGCTTCTAAAAAATCAATAAATGATGGATGGAGAATAGTTGGTAGTATACCAAGTCCAATTGATTATACTCATTTATTCAAAAGAAACGAGCTGAGAAGTGATTGGTATTATTCAACTGAACCAGGATCCTCAAATGTTTTATCCGATAAAGAACAGACAATATTAAAAGAAATTTACAAATTATGAAAACAATAGTTACAACAGGATGTAGTTTTACTAATCTGATAACCAGCGACCTTGGTCTTTTGCCAACTTGGTCTGATTATCTTGAAAAAAAATTACCAAGTGATTTAGTTATAAATGTCGGACACAAAGGGAGTTCTAATGACATTATCTTAAGAGGGTTGATAAATAGTGTAGATGAGTTGTTAAAAGAGGGTAGAAAAATAGACCATGTTATAATACAATTAACAACCATGCAAAGAAAATTTATGATTAATAATGGTAATTTTGAAATGTCTCCACCGATTCAAAGTTTTAAAAAATCATCTTGGAGTAGTTGGTTTATGCCAAAAAACGAAGGTTTTAGAAATAACTATAATTTTTGGGAAAATTATTATCAAAACATATATTCAGATGAATTACATTTTTTTGAATTATTAGAGAAAATTTTTATGACTCAATGTTATTTAAAAACAAAAGGAATTAAATACACAATGTTTTGTGGATGGGATTTGTTTACAGATAGTGGAGACAAAGAAATATTTTCTAAAACAACTAGATATGAAAATTTAGACAATATTTTACTGAAGGACAAATTCTCAAATTGTCAAGCTAACACTCATAATTCAAACTTTGGTGTTTTAGATTATTGGGAAAGGTTAATTGATTGGGATCAATGGTGGTTTTTCACCTTTTATAATAAAATAAAGTTCGGTGGTTTGACAGAGTGGTCACAATACAATCTTGATAAAGAGGATTGGTATCAAGATGATTTACACCCATCATTTAAAGCACACGAAAAATTTACAGATGATGTTATTTTAAATTTAATTAATAGAGGCGAGTAAAATGAAAAAATCAAATAAATAAATGTATGGGCGTTAAGATTTCAGACCTTCCTGCAGCAACTCATCTATCAGGCTTTGAGCTACAACCATTTATTCAATGTGGCCAAACTAGACAAACTGCAGTAAGTAGTATATTTTCAAGTATTACAGCACAAAGTG